CTCTACCTCAAAAAGGTGCGAGGAACAGACTGAGAAGTCTACCTCGACTTTTATTGAGAGGCCCCTTTCCCAGGGCTTGACGTTCAGAGGAACGTCCCTACGCTATTTACCTGAAAGCATCCGCCTTCCCGACTGCGAAGTCCAGAAGAACGATCCTGCCACCACTTGGCATGATTTCAACGACTGCAAAGTCGAGATTCATTCCCAAGGCAAGCAAGCCGACTGCGAAGTCCCTTGCTGTGGCGTACACAAGAAACCCCATGACACTTTCCAACCTATCTGGAAGGTCCCTTCGACTGTGAAGTCGCAATCGACTTTCCCCCATGAGACAGTATCTCCGTTGATCACTGAACCTTATGAGGTGTTACCTCGTTTCATTCCCCGCAAACCGCGCTCCAAGCATTGTCCGTTCACGGCTTTGAATGGTATTCGTAACTGCTGTGCTCAGCACACAAATCTCGATATGCGCACCGCTGCCGACCCCCGCTTTAGAGCTTTGTTTGAATACAGAGTCGAGAATGCTGGGCTCTGTCTTATTGATGACTGCCCGTTCTGTTCCAATGTAGGACCTAACGTCATCACACCACAGATGCTTCGCTCCGTTGCCAACGCTGTTCTCCCAACTAACGTTGTCAAGCTCGCCTATGATCCAAATCCTGTTGACTCGATTCTTGGCGCCCCTGGCCTCACGGCCTCATTGGCCCAAAATCTTGCTCAAGCAGCAGATTCGAATCTCACCGCTAATGCTTCTGCAGCTGCAGGTGCCTTTGCCGCATCTGGCGTTTCTGCCGATGTGAGCAATCTTGCCACCCGCCTTGTTTCTTTGTGGGATACCGTGTCCGCTCACCTCGCTACAGGTGCTCAATTTGCCACGCGTCACGCTTCCTCACTCAGCATTGCCATTGTCACTCTTGCCCTTTGGGCATCATCCAAAGTGGTTGGCTCTGCTGTGGAACTGCTCAAACAGCTCTCTCAAGCTTGCCAGTTTCTTGCTGCAATGGGCTTCACTGCCTTTTCAACACTTTCTGGTCTTGCATCTCAACTGCTCGCCTATTTCTCCCAGCGATCCATGCCTAATTCCAATGCTGGTATTGATAAGCGCTCAGCCGACGTGCATATCGAGTCGCATGTAAAATCTTCCAAACCTTCTTATCGTCCTAGCGAACCTGATGGAATGTGCGCCATTTTGGCTGCCGTTTTCCTCATGGCTCTCCCGGACACTCGCAAAGCTGGGGCTGCTTCCATTGCCCTAGCCATTTCGCGTGCCACCGCTCTTGCCTCCGGTCTTCGTACCGTGAAGCACGGCCTTGCCTGGCTCGCTAAATGTTTGCCCAATGAAATCCAACAATTTCTCGTGCTTAATGCCGGCTTTACCGTCGACATTGACATCTACGATGAGTACAAAGATCTTTTGATCGAGGCCAACGCTTTCAACCTCCGCTATAAGCAGGAGGGAGCTCGCGTCCTTCGTGATGTCCACTTCTGTGAGAAAATCACCAAGGTTTACGCCATTCTCAAAGAACAGATGCCTGAAGCACTCGCTGACGCCTGCGTCGGTAGCGCAACTCGCTCCATCGTCACTGGCATTCTCCGCGAAACCGAAGCCTATATTACTGAAGCTAATGAAGTCGTCGATTCCGGGGGCGTCCGTCAACCTCCAGTTGGCCTCTATTTTTGGGGCCCTCCTGGTATTGGCAAGTCCTCCTTTATCGATTGCCTCGCCGCTGCTTTGTATCCTGAGCTTCACGCCGGCGGCCGAACCTACGGTCGCAACTACTCCGATTCTTACTGGTCTAAGTACCACGGTCAACCTTTTGTTTATATTGACGACTATGGCACTGCTACCGGTGAGGTTGCCGGGGAGCTTACCCGTGAGGTCATGCAATTGATCTCTTCCGTTCCTTATGGCCTTAACATGGCCAGCGTCCTCGAAAAAGGCATGCCCTTCAGCTCGGAGGTGCTTCTTTGCACTTCCAACACACCTATTTGGTCCAAGCATGAAGGCATCACTAACCAGGATGCGTTCGTTCGGCGCTTCATTTCGTTCCACGTCTCTCTCCGTAAAGGCTGGGCCCACAACAAGAAGCTCAACGAAGCCAAGTTCAATGCTCTTCCGCCTGAGGAGCGCGCTATGTGCCCGCACCTCAAGTTCACCCGTTATGAGCAACGTGCCAAGCCCGGAACTGATACATTTCATGTTGTCAAGACCCGGGATGAGGATCTTACCCTCAAGGACGTTGCCGTCATCGCTCGCGCCGGGTTGATCAAGAACCGTCTTTTCAAAGAGAATCTCACTTCCACTAATGAGATATTTGCGAAACATATGGAGACTATCTTCCTTGGTCTTGAAGAGAAGCACAAAGAAGCCTACCCTGAAGAGGAGGCTAAAGTGCACTCCCAAATGCAACGCCAAGGAAACTTTTTTGACAACTTAACTCGACCCAAAGCAATTTCTCAGTTAGCACCTCTTGCCGAGTCGAGCATTGCGCTCAACCGCGCGGCCTCTGGTTCTAGCCCTGCTTGGGCCATTGTTCCGCCTCGTCGTGTTTCAGCTTCGACGCCTGATGCTCCTCCTACCACCAGAGCTAGCAAGCACCGTGGCAAAGGCTCGTACGAGAACCGCCAATTTCTTCGCGGGAACGGTCCTGCCCTTGTTCCACAAGGCAAGCCTAACCATCAGAAGGAGGAACCAGCCATTATTGCTGCCTCTCAGGCTGCTGCCAAAGCGCTTGATGGGTGCAAGTCTGTGGGTGACTTCCCGGAAGCACCTGCTCCTCGTAGCATCGCCGATCCTCTTCCCGAAGGAATTAAGGAACGCGTTGCTGCCCAGCAGGGCGCTATCTACAACCTCAGCCTTTCAGCTGCACGCAAGATCCTCCTGGATCATCCCAAGTCTGCCCCTCCGATTATTGATCCGGAGTTGAGCCGCTACACCCGTGTTTCAGAATTTCTTTTCGCCCAGCGCGATAAGTTTGTTGCCGGAATCACGCAAGCAACTAACAATCTCGACTTCAATCTCATCGGCAAGGTTCTCGCAGGTTTGGCCACCGCTGCAGCTACTGGCTATGCCCTCCATTCTTTCCTTTACTCCAATTCTGAAGACACGTCTGATGATGAGGAGGAGGAACCTTCTTTTCTCTTCTCTCAAAAGAGGAAGTACGACAAGGACAAGAAGCGCAACAAGCGCAACTACAATGTCCGTCGTGGAAAGGGGAACAATTGGAACACAGGTTACACTGATGATCGTAACATCACCACGGTTTTCCGTAATGGTGAAATTTACCACGAGTCTCACATTGCTGCCGCTGTTAATCAGCCTTCCGCTACCGCTGCTCTTGCAGAGGCTAACAAGCAACGTGCGATGTACACAAACATCTACAACAACACTGTGTCGCTCAACAACTCCTATGGCAATCTCTTTGGCTTTATTGTTGAAGGGACCACCCTGATCACGAACCACCATTTCTTCCGAAAGCGGTCTGGCGACGGTTCGGGTGTCGTCTACCTCGACGATGGCGAGTATTTCCGCGTTAAGTGCGGTGACATTGTCTACACCGAGCGTTTTAAGGTGGATCGCCTTTTCACCATGCCCGAGGATAAAGGTCTCCATGAAGACATCGTTGCGTACGATTTGTCTTCTAAGTTCCCTGTGAAGCCTGATATCACCAAGTACTTTGCTACTGCGGCTGAAGTTGGCAAGTTCAAGCACACGGATGAAGCCTATTTCCTCCGCCCCAACACCGACCCTGATGATCGCATCTCCCGGTTGAGGCACCTAGAGCACTCGCTTGAACGCGAGTCCTGGGCGTCTTTCCCTGGGGAGGCTCCGGACACCTATGTTTCTGAATACTTCACTTATGAAGCCAAGAGCAATGGTGACTGTGGCTCTCTCATCCTTGTTCCCGTCGATGGCCCTGGCAAGATTTACTCAATGCACATTGCCGGTCGCCGTGAACACGGAGTCGTTTCTGGAATGGGGCTTGTTCTCACCCAAGAATTGATGCGCGATTTCATCCATCACGTCCATTCCAACGGCAATCACATTCAGTCGCAGAACTTTGATCTGCCCTGTGAAGTCGAGGAGGCCGAGCATTTCCCTGAGTTCAAGGGAGATTTCGAGCCCATCGGCAAGATTGTCGGCAAAGCTGGTGGTCTTGCTTCTGCAACGAAGCTTGTCCCCAGTCCCATTATTGGAGACCCAATCTTTGACGACGTTGACTACGCTCCTGCAGTCCTCGGAGGAAAAGATGCTCGTAGCCAGGGTCACTCCGCCATTCAGATCATTATGAAGGGTGTGAGCAAAGGCGGTGAGCCCATCCTCGACTTTCTTCAGGAAGATGTCGATGCAGCAACTCAAGATCTCATTGAGGTCATGGATTCTCATCCGACCACCTGTGAGGCCCGCCCTCTTTCACTTACCGAAGCTATCAACGGCGGTGAAGATTATCCTTTTATCTCGCCATTGCCAATGAACAGCTCGGAAGGCTTCCCTTACGTTCTCCGACGTCCGTTTGGGGAGAAAGGTAAGCGCTGGGCCTTCTCAGAAGTTACTCCTGAAGACCCCGTCCGACGCTGCGAAAACAAACAGATGCTGGATGACTTCCATTCGTTTGATCAATTCATTCGTAATGGGGTCCGTCCTCCTTTCATCTACTCGTATGTGCTCAAGGACGAACTCCGCACTGGAGCCAAGAACGCTGAGCTTAACACTCGTGTGATCTGCTGTTCTCCAGTTGTCAAGACTCTCTTGATGCGACGCTATTTTGGCGCTTTCAACAACCATTTCCAGAGCTCTTATCCCAACACCTATTCGGCTGTGGGGATGAGTGTCTTTTCCAAGGATTGGGATGATATGATTCGCCGTTTGCTTCGTATTTCCGCCCAAGGTTTTGATGGAGACTACAAGAAGTTCGAGCGTTATCTCAGTGCCCAGCTTGCTGAAGCCATCCTCGAGACCATTGAGGCGTGGTATCGCCAACATGGCAATCCTACTGAAGAAGAGCGAGTCGCTCGTCACACTCTCATGATGTGCGTGCTCCACACCATCTGCAAAGTTGGCCCGTATCTTTTCTGGAAGCATTTCAACAATCCTTCAGGAAATTATCTTACGGCGCTGATTAACACCCAGCTTGGTGCCCTTCTCATGCGTATTGCCTGGCGTGTCCTCGCCCGTGCTTCTGGCCATTCTGAACTCCAGGATATGTCGTGCTATCGCCGCCTTGTCGGTGACAAGTACTATGGGGACGACAACATTATGTCTGTCAACCCTAAGGTCTCTGCATGGTTTAATTCTCTTACGATTGGTTCCATGTTTTCGGAGCACAAGATCACCTACACTCCTGCTAACAAGGATGACAATTTGTCCACTGTTATGAAGCCGGTCTTAGACCTTAGCTTCCTCAAGATGACTACTATCAGCCCTAAGCAATCTCCAATTCCTGGTGTCAGCTTCTATGGCGTCACTGAACAGGACTCAATTCTCAAGTCCCTCATGTACGTTTCCAAGGAGCTTGATCCTCTCGAAGCCATCGAGATGAATGTAGACGACGCACTCCGTCGCACCTTCACTAAGGGAGAGCTGTTTTTTAACCAGTTCCGTGGCATCCTCTGCAACGCTCTTAAGCAATGCGGAAGCACTCACCCCGTTATTACTTATTGGGGTTGCCGCGATTTGTGGCTACGTGGGTCTCTCGAAGTGTTTGCTGACGGTCCCGGTGTCATGACAGCCTTTCACGACGAGTTCATGTTTGTCGCCCCGCGCGCCAAGTTCTCGCATTCTTCGCCTTTTTCCGATCTGTGGAAGCCCACTGGCAAGCTTATCTTCGCTCAGATAGACCGCAAGGAGAAGGCCGACAAGCCACCTCCTCGGGTTCCTGCCTATACCGGCCTTTATAAGCTGTTTGGCATTGAGCTCCCTCAGCCCACTCCCGTCCAACCAGAGGAGAACAAAGAGCCCGCTCCGGCTAGCTCTGGAAAGCAAATCTGGTCCCAGATGGAAACAGCTAATTCTCTTGTTTCAGATCAAGCACCTCCTGACATCCAGGCCCCCGTTCCTTCGACCGAGATTGCCCCTGAGGAGACCGCCCAGCCCACCCCGGCTCGGCCCCTTCCCTACGCTTCGGCTCGGGATTGCATCCGCAAGTATGCTCCCTGTCGCCGCTCCCAAGGCATTCAGGAGGGTAGTACCTTTCCAGTTGGGCAGGCTTACCTTCCCTCGATTTCCATCACAGAAATCGGTAGACAACTGTGCGGACCATTGGCTTGGTGGGGCGCACCCTTCCGAGTATACAAGGGTTCTACGCGCTATCAAGCAGCAGCTAACATTAACGCCGCAATTTCCTTCACCAGCACGCCATTTTCAGACATCTCTCTTCTGGGCAAAACTTCTTATCGTGACGGCGTCAAGTACTTGGCTGGTATGGCTCCTTTTACTGCTGGTCGCTCAGACATCGGTCTTATTGGCTTCCAGACTCCCTATGTCACTCCTTACCATCTGCTCAAGATTCCCAAGACTGAGTCAGATCTTACAGGAGATCAGAAGGTTTACCACTCTGCTGGTGACATCTGTGCCTACGTGGTGGATGCTGGAGCCGATGAGGCTTTCGGTGCACTTTGGTGTTCCGGAGGTGACGACATGCGTTTTGGATACCTTTATCAGGTCCCAAGTGTGCAAGTCGCTGCCGATACTTTTGCTCCTCACTTTCAAGAGGACACTGTTGTTGTGACGGAAACGATTACCCTCAACCATGTCCCCGGAACTGTGAGTGCAGACGTTACTCAACAGAATCTAATCGATTGGACTATCCAGACCACACCTGCTGGTTTGGACAATGTCATGCCAACTCAGTTGGTACTTTTGGCTTCTGAACTTACCAACGACCAGCTCATCGCCTTCGGCATTGAGATCGGTCGCAATAGTCCCCGTGAAATTGCCATTGGTCAAAACACGGCTATCAATTTCGACCTTTCTAATTTTTTGGTCGTTAACGAAGCTGCGTTCATTAACAATACCAACGAATCTCCTTCTGGAGGTCAGAGTCTCAGCATCGCCTTTGCTAATCCGCAGGGTGTGCAGCTTTCACTCACTGACTCCACTGGAGCTTCGTACAAGGTTGCCGATTCCTGGATTTGCCCTAAAGCCAACTTCACGAACGACAAGTTTAAGACCCTCATGGGCTACCCCACCACTGCATTGTGTGTGCCTACAATTCCCACTGCTAAATCTGTGGTTCCCAATTCGTCTGGGCCCATTCAGGTCCAAGGAGTTTGGATTGCTGATTGGGATCTCTCTGGTACTCACTGTGTTAAGACCCTTCCCCCTGTTCCTCTTGCAGCGGATTTCGAAATTGTCTCGCAAATGGACCGCTCGGGGACAACCGACTCAAAAGTCGGCGTGTCGTTCTCCGATACCACTGCCACCGCACCAACGACTGGCGGCCGTGGCACAGAACTCTCTCAGGAGATGAAGCACGACGACATGAATGAGCTTCCAATCGATTTTTCGATGATTGTGGACCGTTACCAATGGGCCGCCAATCTCGACTGGACCACTGCCTCACAGACCAATTCTGTGCTTGGTTCCTACAGAATCCCTTGGAGCCTTCTCACGAGCGCGACAAATCAATCGTCCTTCAAGTCTTTTGTCTACTGGCGTGGGAAAGTGCGGATTAAGATTCAGTTGCAGTCCAACATGTTTCAACAGGGCTGTATCATTGCTTACTTCGTACCCCTCACAGATAAGGCAGACATTGATCGCCACATTGCTGGAAGTCGTGCTTCTCAGACCGTGTGCCCTCACGTCATGCTCACTGCTGGTGCTTCTCGTAACGCCACTTTAGACATTCCTTTTGTGCACTTCCTCAAACGCCTTGATCTTGGCCAAGAGGAGGTCCCCAATTTTGATTTGGGTACATTGATCATCTCTGTCTTCAATCCGTTGGAGACTGGACCTAACGCTTCTGGCAGTGGCCTCGGCGCGAAGATCAGTCTCTTCGGTTCTTTCCCGGAATCCAACTTCCAGGTGCTCGACCCCACGGGAGGAGCTGCCATTGTTTCTCAAGGCGCTCTTTCCTCTAAGGTCACCAACGTCACTAACAACATTTCTGAAGTTACTGGCAGCACCATTGATTTTGCAAATACCACCCGGGACAAGATGGAAGGCGGAGCCTCCAACTCCACTGATGTTTCAGGGATGGACAAGCCCAATGTGGGCCTCAATCCCACTCAGGTGGTTCGAAAGAAGTATCCCGATTTTGCGAATGCGTGTAACGTTGATCAAAATCAGGTGCTTGCTCTCTATCCCAATCGCTCTCAGATGCTCGATAACACCGAGCTTGGAGTGAATGTGGACGAGATGCACTTCGACTACTTGAGAAAGCAGACCAAGTCTTTCATGGACACGGTTCTCTGGAAAGATACGGACGGCGAGGGAACAACTCTTTACTTCGGAGAGTTAACTCCTTGCCCCAAAGTTATTTCAGCTGCTTCCAACTCAGTGTTCCAGCCCACTCTTTTGGAGTACACTACTCTGCCGTTCTCGCTTTGGCGCGGTGGCCTGAAGCTCACGATTCAAGTCGTTGGGTCTAAAGTCCACACCGGACGCATTGTAGTGTGCACCCACTACGGACGTACTTCACAATCCATCCCCTTTGAGCAGGCGATGGCGCAGTACGCGCACGTATTCAACTTTTCTGCTGAAGACAACACCTTTGAGGTTGTCTTTCCTTGGCGTTCCGCCCGGCAGATGCTACGTGTTCCTAGTGGGAATTATCCTAATCTGGCTGATTTCTCGATGGGCGAGTTCTCCATCCGAGTTATTAACCCATTACAAACTATGGAATCTATTGCAAGTCAAGTGCAGATGAACCTTTACTGGTCCGCTGCTGATGACTTTGAGACTGATTTCCATGGCTCGAATTCAATCGACCTCAAACCTGTTGTCTACGACGATGAGGTCGAACTTTCGTGAGCAGCCGCAAGCTACCTTGATTTATAGTTGATAGTCTGGGTGGACAACTGCTCACCCCTATCTGCTGATGAGACCTTGTGTCGCTTTGCTCTGTATTATCAGGACCACATTCAGAATTTTTAAATTTTTATCTTTTTGTAGTCCGCTGAAGAATTGGATACGCCGCAGCAATTCAAATCCCAGCTCTACATGATCACTCCATTTATGTTTGCTCATGTTGTTTCAGGTTCCGGACCATCTATCCGGATAGCCCTGCTTCCTTCCAGTTTGGAAAACTGGCGGGGGGAGATCGAGGGAGGAAGGCAATAGCCGAATCTCGTGAAACAGCGTTGATCCATGTTAATGATAGGAAAACTTTCAAGGGGCATATCTGAGACGATGTGCA